TGGTATGATCCCAGAAGATAAACTGATATTCGGTTTTGTTGGGGTAAATCAGGTAAGAAAAGACCCACAGAAGCTTATACGTGGTTTTGCTTTAGCTAAGAAAGAAGTTCCTGATATACATTTATATATGCACACAAGTTTGTCCAAAGGACAATATAACCTTAAGCAATATGCTCTTGATTGTAATCTAAGAAGTGGTGATCTTACTTCCAGACCAGAAGGTGTAGTTTTTAAACAGGAAGAGATGGTTAAATTGTATAATACATTTGACTGTCTTGTAAACTGTTCTATGCAGGAAGGTTTGAGTTGGACTCCTATTGAAGCTATGGCTTGTGGTTGTCCTGTAATTGCATCTGATACTACAGCACAAACAGAAATTGTAGAGGGGGCTGGTGTTCTTGTTCCCTGTAATGATTCTGGTTATATCCCAATGAAGACTAAGAATGGGATATCTCATGTTGATGCTCGTGCTTGCAGAGCAGATGATATTGCGGAAGCTATAAAGCATGTTGCTTCTAGTGTACAACTTAGGGAAAAGATGGCAAGGGCTAGTATTGTTCGATCTAAAGAATGGCGTTCTGAAGTATCTGATGTTAACGCACTTCTTTCTGATGTCACTAAGGTGAGGAAGGAGGAGATTGATACTGGAAAGATAACTGATGCCATTTTATTTGCACAACATTCTTCTGCTGGGGATGTCCTTATGTCAACACAATGTTTTAAAGGGCTTAAGGAAAGACACCTAGAAAAGAAGCTTGTTTATATGACTCAACCTAAGTTCCAGGGAATTGTTGAGGGCAATCCATATATTGATGATATTATAGATTGGAACCCACGTTTAGCGGGTGCATATGAGGTTGTATATAATCCGCATCAGGAGAAGATACTTCCTGGTGGATGGAATAATTTAGATGTTAAATTGTATACTATGTATCCCTACTTTTGTAATGTAAAACCAGAACCGATGTTTATTGACTGTATTAAACCAGAAGGGGATTTTAAGTTACTGGGAGAGGAAATATTTGATCTTGAGACTGAGGATTATATTGTACTTAATTCTGGTGGGCAGTCTGAATATAGAAGGTACAAGCATTTTGATCTTGTGTTAAAGGGGTTTAATATTCCTATATTTCAAATTGGTGGGGAGGATGACCCACGGTGCAAGTATGCTAATGACTTGAGGGGGAAGCTTTCTTGGCGGGAGAGTGCTTATGTCATGAAACATGCTACTATTGCTGTTGTGGTGGACAGCTACTGCTCACACCTTGCTGGAGCAACAGACACACCAGCTGTGGTTCTTTTTGGACCAGCCCCAGCAAGGGTGACTGCACCGTGTTTAGCTGATGATAGGATTATAAAATTTGAGCCTGATATGCTCAAAGTTTGTGATACTCTTTCACATTGTTGGGGGAATATCCCTTATGGTAAGCAGCCTTGTGCTTCCCCTTGTATAAATACAATTTCACCAGTTAAGGTGAAAAAAGCTGTTACAGAACTTCTTAGTAAGTTCAGAAAAAACCAACCTGAAGAGGAGAACTAATTATGATTGTGCTCATGAAGTGTCTCAATGAAGAGAATATAGTAAAAAGATGTATAAGTGATTTCCATGATGATGATTGGGTAGACAGGATAATTGTTATTGATGGAGGAAGTACGGATTACACTATTCATGAACTCAAGGGGTTTAGCAAAGTAGAGGTTTATATTCATCCCTGGCTTGATTGGTATCATAATATGGAGGTATGCCAGAGTAATATAGCCCTGTCTTATCTTCCTAAAGGCTCTATTGCTTTTATCTTGGATTTTGATGAAAGGATGACGGATAACCTCAAAAAGAGTCTTTCTATTATTAATAAAGAGGGGCTAAAATATGATGTTGGTTTTGTTGCAAGACGAACAATAGATGTATTTAGGTATGAGGACAGCCCACATGCTATTATTGGAGAAGATGGTTTTCCTATAGAGGAAAGGCAGATAGGGCAGTTCCCTGATTTCCAATGCAGGATTATAAAATTTGATCCCAAGATGCATTGGATTAATAGTCCTCATCATTGTATGTGGGGGGTGGAGTCTGAGTTTAAGCTGTCTGAAGATGCATATATCCTTCACTATGAAAAAGATGATTACAGGGATCGACAAAGGATTGAGAGGAAGTGGTTACGCAACCAAGCAAGGCGTAAGATGTTAGGGCTTGTTGCTGATTTGTTTGAGACAAAAGTGAAACCCGAACTTGCTAATTATGCAGACCCAAATTATTGGGACTGGAGGGGGTAAGTATGTCTTGTTGTAATGATTTCCATACTCTCGTAGCTGTTGAGTGTCCTAACTGTCATAATCATTTTACAGTATATGCTAAGGAGAATATGATCAGTCCTCAATGCCCAGAGTGTGGTGTTTTTATTAGTGATTTTAAAGAGCGGTTAGTACATGTAGAAGGTACTTCTGCTGCCAGTTTAGAGCGTGTTTATTATAAACCAGTAAGTGGTAGGGATAACTTATGAGCTATGTAGATGCATTAAATCTTATGAAAATAATACCTGGGGCTGTAAGTACTGCTGAAATGATAGCTGTTTCTTCTTGTATTAGAAAGTATGTTACGTGTAAATGTGATCGGTTTGTTGTTGCTGCAGATTTTGGGTCTCATGCTGGTAAGTCTTCTATAATGGCTTCACACACCCTGAGTAGTATGGGGAGGAACGATCTTTTTTGTCTTGTAGACCCATTATATGATTTGACTAATGAAGAAGCCTGGAAGGATACGGTTCAGGGGTCAGCTACTAAGATACCTTGGGGATATTGTAAGGATGATAATTTTAAGGAAACTGTCATTAGGAGGGTTGAACAATATTCTGATTTGACTCACATTTTGCGTGGCATGACTTCTATACAGTTTCTTGATTTTTATAAAGATTTTCGTTTCTCTTATGTTTTTATAGATAGTGATGACCATCAGGAAGAGCTTGTTAAGAAGGAAGTTGGGATCATTAAGGATAGGCTTCTTGTTGGCGGGATAATGATGTTTCACGATTTTGGTAATCAGTATATACAACCACAGATAGCTGCAAATGAACTTGCTAAAACTGATAATTTTGAGCTTCTTGATATTGATTGGGATACTATTCTTAAATATTGTAATGATTATAAAACAGAAGTAGGTAATGATACTTGGCAGAATCCTAATGCTGATAGGACAAAGGTTGATCTAATTCCTAATTTTGTTGGTGGAGTAGTGAGGGTAAGATGAGTTTTCTTGAAACTAATTGGGATAATATACAACCACCTTATGGTGTTTATGTTGGTGCTCCTGTTGGGGGTATTAGGGAACCGTCTGTTGCTTCTTGGACACATGATAATGCTGGTATGTACATGCTTTTAAAGTGCATTGAATTATTTAAACCAATTAAGGTTTTAGAGATTGGTACTTTTGATGGTTTTGGTACTATAAAAATAGCTTTGACTATGGATTACTCTGATGATTGTGTTCTTTATACTATAGATTCTGGTGGAAATTATGATCTTGTGGGGGTAGGGAAAGAGGCTGTTAAGATAGATGATCCAGATGGATGGGAAAGAGTTGTTGAAAGAAGAAATAAACATTTAGCTGTTAATTGTAGGTGTGCAGTAAAGTATTTTGAGGGTGTGAGTCGTGAAATATTAGGTGTTGTTGTACATAAAATGGAGCATTGGGATTTTTGTTTCCAGGATTCTGTCCATATTCCAGAATTTATTATTGAAGAATGGCTACTATATAAAAATAGTTCTAGGGTTGGCAGTATAGTCTGTTTTGATGATATAAAAAGTACTAATGGTTTTATTGATTACTTTGAAACGAATGAAAAAAACTGGGTAACTAGACAGTCAGATATAGGACATGGGTCATTTTGGGCAGAGAGGGTGAAATAATGGGAAGAATAAGGGCTATGCTTGCTAGTACTTGTATGAAATGTACTCAATTATTTGCCAAGCAGATTCGCATAGAAGAAGCAGAGAAAATACACATTCATTGGAATGATGTAAGGATACTAATGGAACCTGAGCAGTTCAGAACTTTTTTTGCTGCTGTAGCTAGTGCGGTTAATAATTGGGATGGGAATCTTAGTCCAGATAAAGACAAAGTTTTAGCACACTTTGAGTTTAACTCTGATATTATTTTTAGGGATGAATTGAAAATAGAATTACAGCAAGACGGTAACATCCATTTTCATTATAATGATATAAGGATAGAGATGATCCCAGATACATTTATTGCTTTATGTGATCTATTTGAAAAAGCAAGGAGGAATTATGAAAAAGTTTAGTATGTTGAAGATGGCTGACATAAATCCTTATGATGATAACCACCCAAAAACTGAACCTGAATGGGAAGAGGTAGAGAAGAAATACCCTGATCCTAGTTATAGTTGGGATACACACAAGAAAGGAATAGAGTACATAAGTAGGGGTCTTTGTTGTGGTGGGGAAATAACTCCGATAGCGGTGCGTGAGACTGTTATTGATTATTTTGGTATGAATAGGAAATATGAAAGGCTTGATGGATATAAACGGTATATGGCTTGTGCTCTTCGTGATTTAAATGAAATACCTTGTTACATTTATTCTGGGGATGAAGCTACTCCTGGTTGCCAACATGGTGCTCCAGCTTGGATAAAAGAGCCTGATGCAGATAAGCTACGAGTTTCTGTTAAAGAGGAACCGAAGAAAGAAAAAGAGAAACCAAAGAAACAGAGAATTTATAAAAGAAGGAAGAAATGAAAAAAGCTTTTATAATAACCGGAGCACAGAATTCTGGTAATCATCTTATGACAGATATCCTTATTGTGAATGGGTGTTATGGAGAGATAGGGAGAAATCAGAATTGTTTTGATTATATGAAGAGGGGGAATTCTCCTATTGTTTGGCGGGGTAGTATGCCAAAAGGAGGGATAGGTTGGTATAACCTTAAGAACATATCTGATGTATTTGAGAATTATGGATATGCCGTTCAGGTTATAGTAATGATAAGAGATTGGTATGCTGTAAAGAAGACACAGACTATACATTTCCCTGGGCTTATAAAAAATGAAGAGGTTTCTTTATCTGCAATAAAGAGGGCATATAAGAAGATAATGGGGGATGTAATAAAGTATGATATGGATTATTACTTTGTTAGCTATGAAGGCTTAATCCATAATAAAAATGAATCTATTTTAGCAATTTCACAGTTTATTGATTATAGGCTTGACCCACAGCTGATACATATTACTAATGAAAATTTGAAGCACTATGAAGGGCTAAAAACAATCCAAGAGGAAGGAGTAAAAAATGTTTTATGTATGTAAAATGTGCGGGAGAAGCATAAAAGCAGAAGAACAACCCAAGTATTGTTACTTTGATCGGATGAGTAATGTTGAGAATGTATCTGATGAGGATGCTAAAAAGATGGGTTTATTCTTAAACTCAGATGTGCATAGCATTACTACTGAGAGTGGTAGGAATATTGAAGTAGAGTTCATGGGGGATTATATATATGATCCTTATGATGGAAAGCTCAATGATAGTATTTTTACAAATGGTGATACTCTTTCATCTTTTCAGAAAGGGATAATGCAACTAGTTTGCAAGGGGGCATAAATGATAACTGAGTATTCTAATCAGAAAGATATGCGAGCTAAGGCATTAGCTTATCTTGGAGAGAAGAAGTTTAAAAGAGTTATAGATATTGGTGGTGCTATATATCCTTGGGTTAATCGGTTTGCTACTGCATATTTTGATTTGAAGGATGTACATGAATATATTAAAGATTATCCAGATATGTATACTGAAGAGATTGATCAAGCTAAGTCTTTTATTGGGGATATTAATGATGGGGATGGATGGGGAGAAGTTTATAAGGATGTAGAGGAAAATGGGAAGTTTGATTTTGCTGTTTGTACTCATACTATTGAAGATATTCGTAACCCAGTTTATGTGTTGAGGCATTTACCAGATATTGCTAAGGAGGGTTTTATTGCTATACCAAGTAAGACTTGGGAGTTGTTTTCTGGAACTGAGTGTGTAACTCCTGAAGAACAGATTGATTGGGGGCTAACACACGAATATACCTATAGGGGGTTTTTCCATCATAGGTGGATATTTACTATTATAGATGATAAATTAGTTGGTTTCCCTAAGCTTGGTTTTGTTGATTGTATGTTAGCTTTTGATCGAATAACAAGAAAAGATAAAAACAATAACTGGCATGAGCTTGCTTTCTTTTGGAAAGAAGGTATACCATTTGGTATTATAAATAATGACTTCCTTGGTCCGAATGGAGCAGAATTTTGTAAGATGTATAGAGAACTTATATCGAAGGGAGTTTAATATGTCGGAGATAGGAATAGTCATAAATTTGGATACAAGAGCTGGTTATCTTTCTGATGCTGAAAAACATTCTGCTGGAGGTAAGAATGGAACTGGGGTTGTATCTGCAGACTACTTTATAGATGGGGTTAAAAATAAGGTAGACTTCTTTCGTGGGTATGATACTGAGGTTACTGTATATATTGACCTACATGAAATGTTGACTGGAGATTTACTTGTCAGGATGAATGATTTGATACGACAGGGGGTTATTGATAATTTATATATTAATAGACATAATGAATCTTTTGGAGATATGGAATATTATCCTAAGTGGTTGTGTTTGAGCATTCTTAATCCTATTATTTGTACAAGGTCAAAGTATATTGTGCATTTTGATTGTGATACAATGGCTTTTAGGAGAGATGATTGTACTATTATTGATGATATTAAAGGATGGCTTGATTCTGGTAAGTATGACTTTGTCTCATATCCAAGTAGATGGAGTCCTCATGCTGATTGTGATTCTGGATGGGATTATAATTGGGCTTCTACTCGCTTCTTTTTTGGTAGGAGAGACTTTTTTGACTATGAAGAAATTAAGAAGTGTCTTGAAAGCTCTGAGTATCTGTATAAAAAATATGGAGATAAGTATAGGAGATGTCCTTGGTTGGAACACGTATTGGGGATAATGACTGGTAGTAAGGATAAGGTATATTATTTACCACATAATTTTAATCTGTATACTATATTTTGTTGGATAGGATATAAAAAGGGATTGATAAAACAACTTAATGATATGTCTTTTGATAATGTAATTAAATACGTGGCACATTGTGGGGGTATAGGGTATCCCTGTGATGTTCGACCTAAATAACCTTTTAAGGAGGACTTCTTATGAAGCTATGTTTTACAGGAAATCAATTTCCGTTTGGAGAAGGGATGGCTTATGGTGGGGAAAGGATTCTTTATTACCTTATTAAAGAGCTTTCTAAACTGGGGCATGATATTTATCTGTTTTCGAGAGAAGGAACAACTGTTCCAAAGAAATATATAAAAGATTATATTCCTATTGGAGAAATACAAAATGATAGGGATGTCCACTATGAAGCTGTAAGTAAGTATGTTGAAGAGAATAAAATAGATTTTGATGTGTATATGTGTAATTATTTTGGAGATGGTTGGAACCCAGATATTCTTGAGAAGTTTAGGGGGTATACAGAACTTACGTGGTGTGTCTGGTGTCACATGGTCTGGCAGATGAAACAGGTGTCATATAATACAGTATCTTATTCCAAGGTTTTGCAACAGGATTTTCAGAGGGTTGGGTGTCCTACTACTATGATACATTATGGTATACCAACTGAGCTATATGAGCCGTGTTATGATCCTGATGATTATGCTGTTTGGATTGGTAAGATTGAGGGGGGGAAAGCCCCACACCTTGCTATTGAGGTAGCTAAAGCAGCAGGACTCAAGATAGTTATTATTGGTCCACCTTATAATACTGGTTGCTTTTGGAATAAAGTATGCCCCTATATTGATAATGAAACTGTGTTCTGGGTTCGTGGGGCTGATGATGCTATGAAACAAAAGATAATGAGCAGAGCTAAAGTTTTTATATCAAGTAATGATAATACGTGGAAGGAACACTTTGGTATAGTGAATGCTGAATCTCTTGCAATGGGTACTCCTGTGCTTGCTTTTAACAGGATACTGCAGGATTGTGCTGTTGTTGTTGATAAAATTGTTAAGCATGGAGAAACTGGATATATATTGGATTACCAGGATTCTAATGATCCTGAGCCAATTATAGAACAAGGAAAGGAACTGCTTAAAAAGATTGATCAGATTGACAGGAAGAGGTGTAGAGAAGATTTTGAAAACAGGTTTTCTGCTGATCTTATGGGCAGGAGATGGGAATGGTTTCTTGGTAAAGTAGCGGAAGGTAGGAAGATGCAGAGTGTGGAGGTTCCTTTTTAATATGAAATTTAGTGTTGTTGGTAATAGTCATGTTGGGTTCTTTTCTGGCACAAATGATATGGCAATTGGTGATCCAAAAACATGGAGAAACACAAAAGATAGGAATGAGAAGTTTGAAACTTATCCTATGGGAGCACATCTTTGTTATAATTTAAATAATAAACAACACCCAGGGAGAAGGGATTTTGAAAATATTTTAGGGCGTATAAATCAAAGCAACCCATTGATTTTGATGTATGGTGAGATTGATTGTAGGAATCATTTGGTATTACAAGCAGAGAATATGGAAAAGTCATTTATATATGCTGTGCATTTGTGTATTAAAAATTATATGGAATTTATTGATTGGCTTATAAAGCATAGTAGAGTAGACCCCATAATTTTGTGGGGTCCACACCCTCCTATGTTACCTGGCACTAAGTTTAAAAAGGGATGGAAAAAGATGTCTAATCTGCATTTTGGAACTTATGATGAAGTTTGTTATATTGAGTATTTATTTAATAATGTTCTTGCTTATGAGTGTGAAAAGAGGGATCGGCTTGTTTTTGCTACTTTGTATTATAGAATGATGGAATATTTTATGAATGAGGAACCAAAGTTTTATGCTCCTGATGATTTCCATCTTTCTCAGGAAATGTATCCATATGCTGTTGAGGAACTAAATAATGTATTAGGGGTTGAGATATGAATTATGATGTTGTATTTATTTTCGGAATAGGGCGGTGTGGTAGTGGTTTTACGTCTACTATATTTTCACTTAATGATATGATTTTGTCTTATGGTGGTCCTGGGTTTGGTTGGATGCGAGATTCTAATGCTTCTGTATTTACAATGACAGATATCAAAAAGCATTGGGAGTCTCATCCAGAAAGGGAATTTGAACATAATATTAATAAGAAACCAGGATATGATAAATATTATACATATCTCAAGGAGAAGCCTAAGTATGATGGAATACCTTGTGTTTGGGATAATAGGGGGGAGTTTCATTATAAATCTATCCTTGAGCGTATTACAGGGAAGCATTTAATTATATATTGTGCAAGACCAATAATAGACCATTGTAGGTCTTTCAAACGTTTTTTTGGGGAACAGGCTGGTGGTGATTATTTTTTAGGGCATCTACAAAAGTCTCTTGAATCGGTTAATTATATTAAGAATGATAGTAAAGCAAGGCTTGTGGTTGTTGATATGTGTCGTGGTGGGGTAGATAAAAAGATTGCTGTATTTGAAAGATTGCATGATATGATTGGTATAAAAATGAATGCTATGCAATATGCTTTCTTGAATGATGGAAGAAAGATTGGAGCAACGAATCCTAAGAAGGAAACGTATTCTGATGAGAAGATAATGTGTGAGCTAAAGTATAATACTAATCCTGTAGTTAGTCATTATGACAATTTGTTGAAGGAAGCACTATGAAGAAATGTGATATAACACTTATATTTCCAAGGAGCCAATTCCTTATTAATGATGGGGTGTTTCCCCCATTAGGAATTATGTACTTGTCTGCCTATCTTAAGGATAGCAGATATCGTGTACAATGTCTTGACTTTGGTTTAGGGCATACTGTAGATGATATTGAGTCTGATGTTGTTGGTATTTCTTTTACTACTCCACAGAGGAAGGAAGCTTATGAAATAGTGAGTAAGTGTAAAGATGATAAATATCTTATTGCTGGTGGACCTCACCCAACACACATGCCAAAAGAATGTTTTGATAATGGGTTTGATGCAGTAGTTACTGGATATGGCGAAGAAAAGCTTACTGATTTGATGGATACTATATATAAGAGAGAAGGAGGGGTAGAAAGGAAGCGAAAAAGTAATATTGATGAATACCCGTTCCCTGATAGAAATGCTTTACCAATAAAAGAGTATGAGTATTACATTGATGATGAACCAGCTACGGTGATCATGACGAGTAGGGGGTGTTGTTATGACTGCTCTTTTTGTGCTCGTATTGATAAAACTTTTAGACAGCAGTCTGCTAATAGAACTGTGTCTGAAATATTTGGTGTGAATAACGACTTTGGTTTCAAAGCTTTTATGATATTTGATGATACATTTATATTGAATAAAGAACGCCTGAGTCATATTGCTAATGGTGTTAATGGGTCTGGTTTTAAGTTCCGGTGTTTTGGTAGATCAAATTTGATTACTGATGCTATATGCCAGGAATTAAGGAGAATGAATGTAGTTGAGGTTGGTATAGGGGTAGAGAGTGGGGCTGATGTTATCTTGAGGAAAAATATGAAGGGTACAACAAGGTCGGTTAATACTGAAGCAATACGCCTATTACATGAATATGGAATAAGAGCTAAAGCATTTCTTATTGTGGGGCTTCCTGGGGAAACGACAAGTACTATACTTGAAACAGAGTCTTGGATAAAGGAAGCAGAGCCTGATGATGTAGATATTAGTATTCTTCAGCCACTTCCTGGGTCTGCTATTTTTGAAAACCCAGATTATTTTGGACTTAAGTTTAATTACAATGGTGATTCTATGTGGTATAAAGGAACACCAGGAAAGTACAAAGCAACATCGAGAACCGAGAGTCTTGATGAAACAGAGATTGTCCATTTTAGAGACTATCTCGAACACACATACAAGAGTAAGGAGCTTTTGAGATGAAATTAGATGTTTTTATAATCCCGCATTCTTGTGAGGGAAGAACACAGGAAGACACTATTGAGTCTTTTGGTAAAATACCATGTACTTTCTATACTGATTGCACTACGTATGAAGATATAAATAAACACCATAAAGATGGTGATTGGTATATGGTTATTTATGATAATGAGTATATAGATGAGGATGTGCAGTTTGCTATACCTGTTTTTATAGATTGTGAAGATTATGATTGTCTTATACTTCACAGGTTTAAAGTGAATAACAAACATGAGAAAAGCCCACGGATATTTAGAAAACATTTGAAGTTGCAGCCAAATTCTCTGTTCCCTGCTTTTCAAGAAGGCGGTATAGCATATGAAACTGTTCTTGATGGTTGGATTAAGCCCACTGAGGGGTATGAATAATGTTGCAGTTAGACTTTGTTGCAGATTTACAAGACCTTGTGAAAGTAATAAATGCGACAATAAAGACTCAGAATATTATTACTAAAGAATACAAGAGGACTTTACCAAGGAATCTTGCACTAAAGGCTCGTGATCTGCTGGCTCAAAATATCATTTCACAGAAGTATGCTTCAAAGTATGCTGGTTATAGTGATGTTTATTTAAACTGGTTGAAGGATAAGGGGATAAATAAAACAAGATACTGGGTATTAACGGAAAGTGTTCTCAATAACTTGCGTGTATTTAAATATCGTGGTGGTTGGATGGCAGGAATCCCTGCTGGGGTTACTGCGTCTCAGGGTAGTTCTCTTTTAAATGATACTACCGGAGGGAGACCAATTGCTATGTATGCTACGATGGTCGAGCGTGGGTGGAAAAGTTGGTATGGGAATAGAGTACCTAAACGCCCACTGTTTGTTCCAACTACTGAAGAATTTAAGCACACCTGTCTACCACAGCTTGGGGCAGAATCGCTTAAAAGAATAAGATACAGGTGGAGATAACATGAAAGTTGTTAGTATACAGTCTAAAGATATTTATGTAACTATTGATCTGAGTATTACAGAGATAGATAAGCTCCTTACTGCTCTATCCTGTGCTAAGTTAGAGTATGATGGACAGGAGAATCCAGATATTAGGGAAGCTGCAGACTATCTTACAAAGGAGTTTTACCCAGCTTTAGATGATCTTCATCGTGGAATATTAGGGGGGAATACAGATGTCTCTTGACCCTACTGCTCGTGAAGCCAATGTGCGAGATAGTATAAAGAAGTTTTTTGTAGACAACATAAGAACTATTGAAGGTATTTATGTATCATTTGATAGGTATCTATCTGCTCCAAAAATACAGGGGAAAGATACTAATAGATGGGTTAGTGTGCATATTGGTCCTCTTGAAAGAGAGTTTCATTCTACTGTTGAGCTTGATGTTTACTGTTGTACGAGAATTGATAGTGAAGGATTTAGGTTAGCCCAACTATGTGATAATGTTATGGGGTATCTTACTGATTCTACTATGTCTGATGGGATGAAGCGAATAACGTTTTATCAGAGTAGACCTTCTGGAGCATGGACGGAGCTTGGAGCATTTAAGGTTATAGAGATAAATGAATCTCCACAGTTGGATGCTACGGATCAGACTAAGTATAAAGTTCTTACGGTAACTCTAAGTTGGGGGGCTACAATCTAATGGAAAATGATAAAAAAAGAAAGTTTATGGTTTGTGAGAAATGTGGTAAAAGGCTTATAGAGCGTCTACCTGGTGGTTTCTTCCGCTTTATATTTGGCAAGAAACCAGGAGATGGTAAATCTCCTCCTGTTGAACTTATTATCTGTGGGTCTGTAAAGATGCGGTGTCTCAGGAAATCTTGTAGAAGGGAATATCCTGAGCATTGGAATTTGTTTCATTTAATGCCTTCTCCTAAGATAGAGGAGAAGAAAGATAAAGACCAAGATTAAAAACCAATCGGATAACCGAACCCTAATCAGCATTGCTGAAATTCTCCGTAAATTTTTAAATAGTAAAGGGGGTGATATTATTGGCTAGATATGGTCCTGTTACAACTGATACTTCTACAGTAGCTCTAGGACTTGCTCAGATTAGGGTTGGTAATTCTCCTGCGTATATCGCACATACTGAACCTGTTTTGTCTTCTACCCATTCAATGGGGGCAATGGCAAGTACTAAGTTTACAGGTACTACTGACTGGTGGAAACTGGAATCTGGTTTCCCTCTGGAAGAAGACCTGACTATAGCTACTCGTGAAGGTGCTCAACTCGAATGCGTATTCAAGGAAATCAAACCTTTGAACCTTGCATATGCATACGGTATTGCTACATCTACTTCCGGTGAGTATTCTTCTGCACATTCTGGTGAAATAGCTCTCGGTGGGCGAACTTCTCCTGATTACATAAGGATGGAAGCGTACTACACATTCCATAACGGAACGAACACGATGACTATTATATTCCCAAGAGCACAGATGATTTCTACTGTTGAGATCGACCTCCAGGCTGAGGATGCTGCTGGTGTTCCTGTTACTTTTGAGTCCAAGAACGCAAGCTCTGATTCTACTGGCGGTGATTCGTGTTGGGATAGTAAACCACTAGGAAGAATTTACTTCCAGTAATTAACCTGTTAAGGAGATACAACTAATGAACGAAACAGCGGAGAGAGAAAATAAGATGTTGAATCCTCGGATTAGGGATGTTGATATTGGCATCCGTAATCTGAGGAAGGTCACTATTTATCCATTGTCGATACCGGATCAGGAACAGCTTATAGATGTTATAACTAGTGCGGTGCGTGAGTTCTTTTTGTCTGATGCACCAAAGGATGATTATGCGTTTACATCCTTTGTTGTAAAACAGATAAAAGACAATATGAAGCGGATAATGGAATTAATAACTGATGAAAAGGATATTGAAGCACTTCTTAGAGACATAGACAATTACCAGTTAACGGAAATTGCTAATATAATCTGGGAAGTGAATTTTGATTTACCAGGAAAAAACGCAAAGAGCCTCTTCGAGAAACTGAAGAATCTGTTTCCATCGGAGGGGCTGTCACCTATGTCCTTGAGCGATATCCAGGATACCGTCTTGAAGACTTCCAAAGAAAGTCCTTCAGAGAAGGTGGAGTCACCCTCGGACAATTAATTGTGTTATTTGAACATGCACAAAAGAGGGAGTATGATACTATGAAATTCAATGCTGCATTACAGGGAGTAGACCTTGATAAAGGCAAAGAAAAAGAAACTGGGAATCCAGTTACTGAAAAATTTGATGGGGTAGAGCTTTTTGGAGACCCCAAAGACTATGAAAATTTGTCTCAGGAAGAAAAAGAAAGAAAAACTAAGGAGCTTATGACTAAGATGAAATCATGGGCATCTGGTAAAACAATTACTCCTGACGGAAGAAAGACCAATACTAGTTTTGGGTATGAAGGCTAAAAGTTAGGAGCTTGCTATGGCAACACAGGCTAAAGACCTTACCCTTGGTATTTATTTTAATGTCAGGGTAACGAGAGGGTTTGAGAGAAGGCTGGATTCATTAAGGATGCGTTTAGCCAGTCTATCAACCCCTATGCAGGGGCTTACCACTGCAGCACATAAAACTAAAGCGAGTATGACCCATATAGCAGCTGGGGCTGAGACCATGCGGAATCAGCTACATAAAGCCAGTTCTGCTATGACTGTTGGTATGGCTGCTGCGGATAAGTTTGGTGGTGCTCTGCATAGAGTAGGTACAGCATTTAAAATTATAGCTGCTTTTGGTGTAGCTGGTTTTATAATAGGTGGGTTTACCAGAGCTTTGCGTGGCGGGATTCAAGAGATAGTTGATTTTGATCAGGCTTTGAAGAATCTACAGGCTATTACAGAAGCTACTGATGCAGAGCTTGCTGTAATGGGGAATACTCTTATAGATATTGCTACACGCACTAAGTTCTCTACTACTGAACTTGCTGATGCTATGGTTACATTAGGTCAGGCTGGTTTCTCCGCAAAGGAGTCAATACATGCTATAGAAGCTGTTGCTACTCTTGCTACAGGAACCTTGTCTGAAATGTCTGTTACATCTGACCTTTTAACTACAGCATTAAGAGCTTGGAATCTTGATGCTGTTGAATCTACCAGGATTGCTGATGTAATGGCTAATGCAATTAATGGTTCTAAGTTGACTGTAGACAAGCTCCGAATAGCCTTTAACTATGTAGCTCCATCTGCTGCACAGGCTGGGATATCTGTTGAACAGACTGCTGCTGCTATGATGACATTAGCTAATAATGGTCTTAGGGCAAGTACAATAGGTACTGGTCTAAGACAGGTATTGCGTAGGCTTGTTGCTCCTACATCCCGTATGAAGGAAGCATTGATGGAATATAATATAAATATACAACAGATCAATCCATCAATGGTCGGTTTTGAAAATGCACTAAAAAATCTTACTTCTGCTATTTTAGACCACGAGAAGGGTGTAGTTGATATGGGAAAAGCCTATGCCTTGTTTGGACTCCGTGGTGCTCAGGCAGTATCTATTTTAGTAAAGAGTGTTAGAGATTCAAGTTTTCAAAATGCGTTAGACAGTACCAAAGACTTTGGTGCTGCTGCAAGGATGGCTGCAAAACAGGCTGAGGGGTTAGGGATACAAGCAAAGCGACTCCAAGACCGTGCTAAGGTACTTGCTATTGCTTTAGGAGATGCTGGGATTACTGGAGCTATTCGTGGACTTATACAGGCTCTTAGTGCTGTAACCTTAGCTCTTGCTAATTTTGTTGATTCTGGAGTAGGTACTGCTCTAGTTCAGTTTGGATTACTTACTAGTTCTTTAAGTGTAGTTTATCTTATTCTAAAAAAGCTTTGTTTGTTGATAGTCTCTGCTTCTGCTGGGATTGGTGGTTTGAAGTTAGCTATGAGTTCCATGACTGTTTCTTTGATTCGTTCTATAAGCCCCTGGTGGCTTCTTGTTGCTGGCATATCTGCAGCTGTGACTGCATTGATTGCTTATTCTGGGGCAGAGGAGAGAGCGATAAAGAAGTTGAAGAGAAGAAGTGTAGAATTAGAATCTGATATACATTCTCTTCGTGTTTATATTGGTGCCGTAAAGGAATTAGAGAAACAAGAGTTAAAGGGGAACAATGTAAAAAAAGAAAAGCAACGTCTTATACATAGTATTATTACCAGCCATAAAGAGTTGAAGGAAGTAGTATCTAAAACTACTTTAACTTATGAAGAGTTGGTTAAAGCTATGAATAATGTTGTCAGAACAAAGGTTCGAGAGAACATACAAACCCAAGTTGCTTTGTTTGATAAAACTCTTGCTAAAGTACGAGCATTGAAGGAGGAGTATAAAGCTCTATCTGATAAGTCTGTAGAATATAATTCTAAACTAATGGCAACTAATCCTATGGGGGCTACACATTGGAGAGCAGCATGGATGGAGAAGGAAGTAAAGGCTACAAATAAGGCTCTTGAAGAAGGAACTACTGAAATAGATAACCATCTTAAGGTATTAGCTAAGATTGCTTTTGAATCATATAATTCTGGTATGGGTAAGAGGGGAGCATTTGCTGAAGTTGCTGATCAGCTTGGACCACTTTCTTCTCCTCAACATAGGGCAAAAATGCAAAAATACTTTAATGTATTAATAGCAGAACAGGAGAAACAGAATGCCCAGTTTGAGAAACAGCTTAAGGTAACTACAAGTCTAAATGAGGAGATTAATTATCAGAAGAAGATTTTGACAGACCTGGAAACTGCTCAGGAGAAGATAACTCTACAGGAGGAGAAAACTGGGATTCAAACTAAAAAGAAACTTGATCTTGAGGATAGGGTATATGGAGTAAAGGTAAAGATTCTCAGATTGGAATATAAGCTTGATACTATGGGGGAATCTGCGAAGAAAAGATCAGATGAATCTCTAAAGTTGAGTCTAAAGATATATAAACTTGATCAGGAGCGACTTCTGAACAAGATGAAAATTAGACAACTTACTGAAAAGGAGAAACTAGAGCTTGCAGAAGTAAGAGAGGAGATTGGAAAAGTAAATAAGGAGATAGCCTATAGGACAGCTATGAAAGACGACCCAATTATGGCTATGTCCAAAAGATATCAAGATATTAAAGATGAGCTTAGTGATTTAAAAAAGGAGTCTGCTGAATATAATGAGAATAACCGTATGCAGGATAAGGACAGATTAGATAACCTAAAAGAGCAGAATAGACTGGAGCAGGAAAGAGAAGAACTTATAAAAGATTTTATAGAATATAGGCTTGAAAATAATGCTAAAGTACAGAAACTGGAGCAGGATTACCAGGAAGCAAGTATTAATTTTGCTCTTAATAGGAGCACTCTGACTCAGGAGCAAGCAGAGGATGAACAGGAAAAGATAGCCAAGTTGAAACAGGCTATTAAACAAGCCTCAATAGAAATTGCAAAGGATATAAGAGACCGTGGGCATATACTGATAAACGGAGAAGAGGTAGAGCTTACTGCCACAGAGATTGATATGATCAATGATAAAATGGTACGGCTTGCTTCTGGTATGGTAACAGCAGCTAAGAAGACCGGAGAGTTGAAGAAAGAACTCTGGGATATATACGGGTCTAAGGTTCTTGATGGTATTGCTGATGGTGTAGCAAATCTATCTTCTGGAGCTAAGTCGGCAAGTGAGTCCTTTCGTCAGATGGCAGAGGATATTGTCAAAGACCTGATGCGGATTATAACCAAGCTTCTTATCATAAGAGCACTACAGTCAGCACTTGGAGCTACTGAAGCGGATACTACAGGGTTTAAAGGTTGGCTTGCTAATACTGCTAAAGGAATGGGGTTTGGTGCTATAGGTAGGGGGTTTATGGGTATGTTTCAGGAAGGAGGTATCTTACCTAATACTGGAATGTTCCTTGGACATAAAGGAGAAGAGGTAATAAGTTCTCAGAACAAAGAAGGTATAATGGGGATGCTTGCTGGGATGCAGAAGAATCAGCAGATGGTTCCTGCAGGAGCTGGGGCAGGACAACCCAATGTTAATATATATCAGATACATGCAGTTGATACCAACTCTTTTGCCAGGCTTCTTTCTTCAAAGCAGTCTCAGGCAATGATGGGAGAGGTGATAACAAGTAAATTTTCACATAATTCTCCTATTCGTAAGACTATAAGGAGGGGGTATTAATGAGTAACGAGATATTCAAATGGATGCCACATATGCTTGACTATGATGTTGAAACTGAGTGGGATACTATTATAACAGGTTTTTCAAATGGAACTGAACATAGGAGGAACCGTAGGGGCAGGGAAGTAGGTTATTGGAAGTTTAATTATATGGCTGCTGTAATATGTGGGTATACCAAGAATAAATTGCAGGATGACATACTTAGTTTTTTCAATTCAAGAAAGGGTGCGTATGACAACTTTTGGTTGCCTTCCTGGGAACTTGAGTTTAAAACCACAGGTTCCGCAAATGCAAAAACAGAACTATGGTTTACACAAGACCCAGAGCTACTTGGGTTCACTACTACAGCTGGGGATCAGGGTAATTATCTGTATGTTTGTAATAGGTATTGTACTACTTTTGATCCTGATTTCTCTATTTCCCATGAGGTCAAAAGAATATCAGCGATAACAAAGTTTGATGCTGATAACTGGTATATAACTATAGTAGGCACATTGACGAATGATTATTCTAATGGAGCAAGGGTTCAAAAAGCATACAAGGTTAGGTTTGTTAATGATAAGCTTAAGCGTGGTTTTAAATGCCCCTGGGTATGGGAAGAGGATTTACAGTTTAAAGAAGATGTTGCTTCTATGTACACAGAACTTGGAGATTTATAATGAGGCTACTCCCAGCTGATATATTAGAAGAAAAAAATAAACAACAAAGCACAATGATTGACCTTCTCATAGTAGAAGTGTCAAAAGCATATATCTCTCTTGCACAGAATGGGGCTGGTAGCCTTGCTTTCCGTCTCTATTTATCCGATACGTTGTCTACTCAGCTTGATACTGATGGGGTAGATATAACTGAATCTGGGGATGGCTGGTTTTGGGTTGCTACTATAGAAAAAGGGAATAATGCGGGGTCTTTTAGAAAAATACTGTATAGGGATGGAAATGAGATACGTGTAGAACCACTTCCTAATGATAGTTATAGTTCGAGCAATACAGACAAGATACGAATTTCAAAGTGTGTGTTTCTTGCCTGTTGGAATAAGCCTGTCCGATTCTGGCTTCCTGATGTCTGTTCTGCTACCTATAATTATGATGTAGAATTTGTTCCTTTCCCTTGTTCTATAGAACCAATAGGAACGAGTATTACAGGGGAAGTGCTTAATATAAATGCGAGTCTGTCTAATGTAGATCGTGTAATAGGTAATGCTGTTCAATCAGCTGGCGGTCTCAGGGGAAACAGGGTTACACATCTCAGGGTATTCGATGGATATACTGCTGATGATAACAATCCTAATGGAGCGGATAAGGATTATTGTATTAAAGATGTTATGTATATAGATTCTGTTTCCATCTCTGAGGAATCTGTAGACTTCACCCTTGAGAGTAGGTTTAATATAGTTGGGGTTAAGATACCACTCAGGACGTATAACAGAAGCTTCTGCAGCTTTAAGTTTGGTTCTGTTGAATGTGGTTATGGACATACTGGTATAGGTAGCACATCACTTGATAGTGATTATCCGCTTGCAAGTGAGTCAAATTGTGATCATACCTTGTATGGACCAAATGGCTGTACTGCACACAATAATGGAGACAGGTTTGGTGGGTTTCCTGCTATTCCTTCTGGTGATTAATATGTTTTATGAGAAGTTTTTAGGTATTCCATACAGACACCACGGTAGGGATTTTAATGGGGTAGATTGCCTTGGGTTATTGTTTTTATACCAAAAAGAACTATTTGACAGGGATTTACCTGATTGGTATTATGAAGAGGATTGGAGTAAGAATGGGAAAGACTATATTGCTGAGAATTATGAGAGGATAGCTGAAAAGGTTACTACATTGGAAGTACATGATGTTGTAATGTTTACACTTAATCTTTGTACCTGTATCCCTAACCATTTAGGGATATTTGTAGAGAAGCCTGATAAGATAATAAAAGCGACAAAATCTGGGGTAATATTATGTAGCATGAATACTCCGGTATTAAAGAATAGGATAGAGGGGTTTTATAGAGTATGCCCAAGCTGAAGCTCATAAAGAACACGATAACCGGAGAGTGTATAGAGTTTTCCTGTAAGGAAACCACACTATCTGGAGTTGTGGAGAAGTTTATATCAGCAAATCCTGATTTCGTTCATTATGCATTCCATGAGAATGTTTCTATAAGGATTAATGGTAAGAAGGTTGATCTGAGTAAGCTTGATGCGTTTAATCCACTGAAGCCTGATGATTCTATTATCATTTACCCAGAAGTAGGGGAAGCGATGTCTCTCGCTGCCTTGCTTGCTACTATAGGAGGTAAGGTTGGAGCAGCTGCTTCTGCTATAGGTCTTGCTACACCAGTAACAGTCCAAGGTATTGCTGGACTAGGGTCTCATGTTGTTGGCTATACTACTACTGCTGCTGGCGGTTTCCTTTTAAAGACTGCTGCTATAGGAGCACTTGGAGCAATAACATCTGCATACTCAGCACATAAGATGTCTGCTTCAAGTAGTGAGGATGAAGGACCAGGTAAAGACTCCCCCACCCACGGATGGACTGTACAATCTACAGCAAGTGAGGGACTACCACTACCAGTAATATATGGAAGGCATAAGGTAGGTGGTAATATTATATCATCTGTTATTGAATCAGTTCCTGTTCCTCTGTATGATTGGAAGAATAGTCAGGATCAGTGGTGTCCTTTTATATCTATCCCAGTACCTAATGTCACAGATACAATAAAGGCAGTATTTGGTGGTTTAGGGGAGGCTCTACCTGGCTGGCTTGGGGAAGCATTCAGTTCTGTTGCTCTTGCTACTAATCTTATCAGCCCCCCTATGAATACTGTTTTGATGGGATTATACCCTCCTATAAAGGGATGGTATTGTGAGTGTGATCCTAATATATGGGCATATTTGTTCTGGCATATACGGATACTAACACTAGGACAGTTTAAGCGTTTTATAAATGTAGCTTTAGGTAAAGAAGTAATACAGACAACGGATGACTGGGATAACCTAATAGCTACACTAAAAACGATGGTTCAGAACTATATTCGTGCTAATGTATTCAACACGAACTTCTTTAATAAATGGAAGGGGCATCTTGAAACAATGCAAAGTGGGGAGGAATCTGCAGAGGACTTTATAAACAACCATGATCCTGCTGATGTCTTTCCTTTTGGGAATCTTTCTTTTGATGAGAGTATGTTCCCAAACTATGCTGTATCTTCAGACCCAACATCTCAGGCATATCTTGAGTACCAGCTGTGTGAGTTTCTAAAGACCCTGGTTGATGATTGGAAGAATGCTTGGAGCCTTGAGTTCTTCTCTCCTATATTAAATGATGGTATATACGGTAAGATATTTAGTGAAGAGGGGATAGAGAGTAACGAGAATCCCTGGATGAATCTTGACGACAACCTTGGTATATACTTGGTTGGGTGTATACCATTTGATTGGGATGCTCTGTTTACACCAAGGTGGTATATACATGATATACATGGGTTAGCTATCCATGCTCCAGGTAGTCTTAATATTTGTGGGCTGTCTATTCCTGGGCTTAACATTCAGATGAATGAAAGTGAAGAACAGCACCTTCACCAATTACTTGGATTAAGTGAGGGAGAGATACAGGGGATAGATAAAGTATTTGTCAATAATAATCTCATTAGTAATTACAATGGTGCTCAGTTTTGTTATCTAAAAGGTACAAATGAGCAGTCATTTAATGAGGTCAGAGAAGATAATCTTGGCTCAATAGATGAAATGGAGTTCTATGATAAAACTGTTACTTCCCACAGTAGAAGCATAGAGCTTGCTGATGCACTTGACTTTGCTAATTTTACTACTACTGCTGGCTTTCCTGCGAATAATGTTTATATAAGGTGTAAGTTTAATGCTTTCAGACTTGATAGTAAAGGAAGATTGAGAGACCTAGATGAAAACCCAATACGATTCCTTATACTTGCTGGTTGGGAGTATTCTAACTTTGATAATGTTAGTGTAAGTGATAACGGTACTGTAAATGTAAGCCTTAATGATTGCCTTTCTGGGCAGTATATTGCTATGCCATATTCTATATATGGTGGTGTAAAAGAGCCTTTCTATAAACAGTTTAGGGCATTCCCTATTTTAGACCTTATTAATTCTACTATGGATACTGTTATAGGGTACTTTCCTGGTGGGGCAAAAGCTATAGTAGAATTCTTCAACGATCCAGATGATCCTATATTAGTCAATGGTGCTCCTGTTGATTGGAGTAAGTTTTATAATTGGGGGTTATCTTATACTAATTCTGTTGTAGCTGATTATAAACAGGATGTATATGATGCTATATCCAATAGGTATAGTGATTTCTTTATTGAAAATAGACGGCAGCTGAAGGTGCGTATTGTCAGGACTTCCCCGCCCACTGATCATGTCCGGTATACTGATAAGATGTATATTGAGGGGTTTGATGAGGTTAGCTATTCGGGTTTTCGTTATCCAAATACTGCTGTTCTTGGTGTTAATTTTAAAGCTACAGGAGAGCTTTCTGGTGGTGCTCCCAAGGTTTCTGCAATAGTAAAAGGAGTTAAGATTGATGTTCCAAAACTTGTGCTTGCAAGTGATAAAGGAACTACGGCAACTGATGGTATACAGGTCTATCATGAATATGCATGGTATGATGAAGATGAGGGTTGTTATCGTAGTATGCTCCACGGAGGAGCTAAGTGTGCCTATAAAAATGATAATGCTAATGGGGATGGTACTGGTAATATAGTTTGGAGTACTGAATATTGTAATAACCCTATATGGTGTGTTTATGATATCCTGATGAATGATCGTTATGGTCTCGGCAACTATGTTGAATTTGCTGATATAAATGATAACTTGGATCATTGGATGGATATGGCTGAGTATTGTGATGAAATGGTTCCTGATGGTACTCAGCGGTATGCTCTGTGGAGTGCTGATAATAATTACGGAATAAGCTATCTTATTGACAATGATGAAGACTATTTCTCAACTGATATTCTTAATCTCAATGCTGAAACTGGGCAGATAATTAGCGAAGTAAATGAACTCATATCCGGTTATACTAACGATTCAGCATATTATACATACAAAGTACGTCCTTTAGGGAAAGCCTTATTTGTAAAGAATGATGATGATTCATGGACTAAAGCTGTTGTATCAAGGTTGGATCGTGGCGACTTTGGTATAATAGGTACTGTTACTAATCTAAGCCATGTTAAGTTCTCTTTCCTGAAAGATTATGATAACAAGTATTGGACTAATAATAATCCAGATGCAAGTATCTCTTCAAGAGTTAAGTATCAGCTTGGTGAGAAGCGGTTTAAATTAGACATCGTTCTTGATGATAGGACTAGTGCTCTTGATATAATAAAGATGATGTGTGACACATTCAGGTGTTACCCAGTTTGGACTCAGGGAGGCATAAAACCTATTATAGATAAACCTGGGACTCCTGTAGCAGTAATTGGTAGGGGCAATATCATACCTGGCTCGTTAAAGATAACATATACTCCACTTTCAGCTTCTCCCAATGTAATAGAGTGTCAGTTTAATAATGAAGAAAGGTATTATGAAAAAGATACCAGACAAATTATGGATAGTGATGCTGATACAATAGATGCTCCTGAAATTACAAGGACTATCCGTAAGGATAATATAAAGCTACTTGGAATAACTCGTCCATCACAGCTTAGTAGGGAACTCAATTACCGTCTTAATTGTTATTCAGACAGAACCAAGATGATAACATTTGAGACTGCATTTGAGAATCTGACTATGCTTGCTGGCGATCTGTTTGACTTTGCTGATGATATTATTGAAGATTCTGGATATAGTGGTAGGGTCTTAGGATACAGACTGAGTAGTACTTTTCCATATCCAGGTATTATTACACTTGATCAGGACGTATCTTCTCTTACTGCAGCAAACTCCAGGATAACCCTGAAGCATGTAGCTTCTGGTGCTGGAGATGAAGCATATGAATGGACTATTACTCATACAATAGATGAAATAAATGGGAAAGAGGTAACAATAAGCTCCTTTGGGTCTGGTAACAGCCCCTCACAATATGATAATTATATAATAGGTACAGTAAATATCCTGAGTGAACGATACAGGGCAATATCTGTTATACCATCAAATGACTGCAGTACAGTAGAGATTACTGCTGTAAAATATAGTGAAGATGTATATGGAACAAAGAGGTATCTCAAAGGGCAGGGGAACACCGGAAATTTCACTACTTATGATGATACAACACTAAGGGAGATAGACAACCTGAGTGAACAGGTTTTGCCTACATTATTTAATTGTGATCCACTTACTAATGGTACTCTATCTAATTATCCTCCAGGAACTAATAAGATAAGAGTATCCTTTACTATACCAGATAACTTTGCATACAATGGAACTATCCTTGATATGAAAGAGGGGGATGATTCTGTTTACACATATACAACAGAATTAGGGAAACAGGACGCATCATGGATTACTCCTTGGGATGTTGATAGGGAAGTCCTGTATGTGTTTCGCCTTACCCCTAAATATTATGGGGATTCTACAGGACCAGTTAATATTACTAGCATAAAGCTGAGTGACACACCAACAGCATCTGACTCTACAGACCCAGAGGAGGAGGATGAACTTGTCTTGACCCCAACAGCAGTTACTGATGTAAGACTTGGATGGGCTAGTAGGCAATCTTTCTATACAGGAGACTCTTCTCAGGATAAGAGTTTTGTAGGTAATGGTTTCTGGGTAGAATGGACAGGCGGTGGCGTAAACTCTGATGATTTCTTTAATCTATCTCCTGAAAACCAAACTACTTATTATGAAATACAGCTACTGACATATAGAAAAAATGATGATGATGTTGGTAGAGCTTATACAAATAATACGATAACCGTATCTTCCCTACAAAGGACACATTATATAACCTATAATGAAATGGGGCTGTCTTCTTATTTAGATGTACAAGACTTGAAGTGTGTTTTTGTGAAGATAAAAGGTAAGGCTGGAAACGGGCAAACCGGAGAAGTGGGTTGGAATGCTTTTGTGCCAGCTATCCCCACAGCAAGCCTACAGGTAAACGCACGTGGTATATTAGGTGGTGCTCTGGTGTGGTGGAGCGTTCCTTCTGATTGGATTGACTTGTCACATTATGTTGTAACAATATATGTTAAGGATAGAGACGGCAACGAGCTTTTCAATACTGAGGGTAGCCCAACTACAGCATATTTACCTTTTGTGTTTATCCCATTTACAACTGCTCAATGGGAGAAGCTACAGGGAGCCTTTACCCTTCCTATATTTGCTACTGTAACTGCTAAGGTTGCAGCACTAACTAAAGTTGGATCGCTTAGTTCGGGAACAAGTAGAGCTACTACAATAGGGCTTGATCCTTTTGGGACTGAGGATACGGAAACGGATAACAGTACAGGTTCTACAGATAATAATGAAGAAGATAACAATGGGAATTTTACTGTACCTGATTTCCTGCTTCAACCTAATGCTACGGATATAGAGCTTTATGATAACATAAGCGGGTGGTGGTGGAACGGACTTAGTAATGATTTTTCTATCAGAGACTCCAGGATATATACAAATATCCAAACTAAATCACAAACAAGCAGGGAGAATGCTTTAGCTGGTAAGGGCGGGTATCTTTATTATGATACTAATGGCGAAACGTTTAAAAATCTGAGTTACAATGCTGATTATCTTAAGCTGAGTTATTATGCTCCAACACAGTCTGAATTTACTAAAGTAATATTTAATGTTGATAAAGAGTGTAGGATATTTATTGAATACCTGAGCCGAGAGACAGATGAAGATGCCCAAGATGCTTCACTCCTTCAGGGTATTGGACCATATACATACTTGAGGGAATACTGGCGTTGTATGGGGGCTATCTCTGGAACACATACCCTTGATTCAGATGGAGAAATGCAAGCCTATGACGATAAGGCATCTGTATATAATAATATGTGGCATGTGTCTGAGGGACTTAATACAGGCATATTTCCTACTACTATAAAGACGAAGTACATTAGAATATGGATACAGCCCCTTGACAGTTCACAGAAGCTTACAGTCCATTCTATTAAATTCTGCCGTAGGATTGTTGCTGAGGAAGTATTTGTCGATTATCTTTCTGCTTTCACAGCAAATATGGGAACACTTACTTCTGGTGTGATTCAGAATACTGGTTGGAGTGATGACCCTAAGTTTAAGTTAGATGCTGGGGCAACAGGACTCAAAGCTGATCCATCTGCTGAGCAAGACCCTATATTATGGACAAAAGATAGTGCTTTTGGGGGAACTAGGACTTCGCCTGTAGTAAGGGCTAGTTCTGATGGGTTGGGTGTTGTAACAAAAGATGAGTCTGCTGTATGGCTGAGTAATAAAGGACTAATAGGATATATTTGGGATAGTGAGTGGAAGGAGACATTCAGATTTGATGCTGAATCTGGGTCTGGAAATGCTGGGGTTACTGTAATTCAAAATGTAAACAATGTTACTCATAAAATAATAACAACATCTGATCAAACAAAAGGCACATATGAAGTTACTGGAGATGGAAAAGCAATCTCTATAGGAGATTCTGCTGAAGATATTGTAATTGGCAACAATGCTTCAGGTAATGCTTATATAAATCTTGAAAAAGCAAATGCAAAGATTGAAGTAAATGCAGGAACTATACAAATAGATGCGGATGATGGAATAACCGTAACTTCTGGTGGTTCTATTGATGTAAATGCAGGAAGTATTGATATATCTTCAAGTGGTTCTCTTAATCTTAATGCAAGTACATTAGCATTGACTGCTTCCAGTACATTGAGTCTTACAGCATCAAGCATGTCTCTGAATACAAGTGGCTCTCTTACAGTAAACTCAGGAACCAGTATTAATATAAACTCAGGAACGTTTACCCTTACTACTGGAAATATGAATCTATCTGGGGGAACTCTTAGTCTTTCCGGTTCTGCTGTATCGGTTACCGCTGATACATCCCTTGCAATAACAGGAACAAAAACCCTCAGTTTTGGATCAACTGGAACTGTATCTATAACAGGAGCTACATTTAATGTTACTTCTGGAAATGTCAATTTTATTACTGCTGCTGTTTTTACTATAGGAGATAATTTTGTATTTGATACAAGTGCTGATACTCTTTCAATAAATAGTGATGCAATGCTAATTAATGGCAGTACTCCAAGTATACAAATAGGAGCATCTGGGTATATTACTCTTGATGGTAGCACAGGAACCATATCTTCATCTAACTATGCTTCAGGAGTTGGGTATAGAATGAATGGTTCTGGTACAGCATGGTTTCACAATGTATATGTATCAGGGGCATTGCATGGTACTGCATATTTCAATGATATGGTAAATGCAGTAGGAACAAAACTGTATGTCGGGGCAGTTACCATTACATCTGAAGACATAACTACTGATACGACCAAGATTTATGTAGACACAATAGGTGGTTTTGCTACGAATGACTTCATTCTTGCACAGACAAGTGCTGCACAGTTAGAAGCCATGCAAGTTGTAGACACCGGAACTGAGGGTGATGACTACTATATGAATGTCACTCGTGGTGTTAATAGCACAACAAAATATGCATGGACAAAAGGTACTGTTATAGTATGTCTTGGTTATTCAGCCAGCGATGTTCGATTTATGCTTGAGGGAGATGTAGATAATAATGGTCCATATCTTGAAATGGCTCAACGTAGTGGGACTTCTTCATACAATCAATTTGATACATCTACTCCTAAAATAAAAATAGGGAATCTTACCGGAGTTAATGATTCTGATTTTGGTGATTTGTCTGGCATAAATGGAATATATGTGGAGGGGGATGGATATTTCAAAGGGAAAGTTGCTATTGCTGATTCAAATGGGCTACTAATAAAAAATAGTGGGGATATTTACCTTACTCCTGATGCTTCTGACCCAGCTCAAATATTGTTTGGTACTCAGTATGTTATTACAGCTACTTCTTACGGAGACCCAGCTACAGATTATTTTAAAATAGACCCACATGCAAGTAGTGATTCTGGAGAAAGAAACGTTTGGTTTGGTAAAGTAACAGAATGGCAGAATTTTAATATTGATTCTGTGGCTGGTGTATTAGATTTCTCTACAAGTGTGGATATTGTTAGCCCAAGTATTGATCTCCTTGCTGCTTCTAATGGTGTCGGAACTCTTAATTTGGGTTCAGCAGCAAAAGGGTTTGCTACTGTTGCTTTGTATGGGACATCTATAACTGGTTCTGGAGCTGGGTATAGCTTTCAATGTTCTTCTGCTGGTGGTGGTGATTTTAACATAGGAAGCAGTACAAAATTTGATGATATCAATATAATGTCTCAAGATGAAATAAATCTTGAAGCATACAGTGGGATAACTGCTAACTATATCAGGGTGCATAATGATGGAATAGCAATAGATACAAATCTGTCTGGTTCTGATATTGATATAATTTCTTATAGTAATATAGATATAACAGCAGGAAATGGAGGTACAGGGCATGTTGATATAGATGCTGATGCTGCTTCAAAATTTGATTTTGGTAACACTTTTGAGCTTGAAGTTGATGGATTGTGTACACTTGATATGAATGGGGGATTGACTATAGATTCAGAAGGAGATATTACTATTGATGCTAGTACAAATCAAATATATTTGAAAGGCGATATTTATGTTTATGATGGTTCTTACAAGACTACATATAATGGTAGTTTTGATGATGGGAATCATCATACAATTACAGTAGTTGAAGGATTAATAGTAAGTGTAACCTAATAGAAGGAGGACTCAAAATGTCCAAGAAAGAAGAGTTTTTGAAAAATCTGAGTGCTGACCAAGTAGAGGAATTTAAAGCTGTTTTAGAGGAGGAAAAGCAGCTTATGCGAGACTATACTATTAAAGTAGTTGCAGAAGAGTTACAGAGATACCATGATGACGGTTCAGTTAGGTTACAGGCAACTGCAAACTATATAACTCGAAAGGTATCTCCTCCAAAAGAGTAAAGGAGATGTAAGCAATGATCTACAACACAGGTAGAGTAAATGTAACTCATGGCTCTAATGTAGTCACTGGGATAAATACTGAGTTCTTGAAGTATGTCAGTTCTGGAGCTTTCTTCAAGATATATGGGGATACTGATTTCTATGTACTCCAGAATGTTATATCTAATACGGAATTCACTATTACTAACCCATACAAAGGAACTACAGGAACAAACCTTGTATATACAATAACACTGGATAGAACACCTAATCTTGGTCTGCCTTTAATTAATCCTAATGATCCTGACTCCTCAAGGGTTGTAAATATTGCTCTATCTCTGATTGATAAACAGGCAGGAGATTTCTTAAGCTTCCAAACACTTGATAATATAGATTACTCAGGGGAGGGGTGCTTCTATATCAGGAATAATTACTATTCTGATGAACTTGCTATTGGAAGGGTAGTGGAAGTATTTGATGTATCTGGAGAGCTTTCTTGTGTTGATGTTATAGATGACAATAAATTATATGAAGCTTCTATAAACTCTACACCCAGTACACACACAGTAAGCTATGATAATGAAACATCTGGTGAATCTTCTGTAGCACAGTGGGATGTATTATGGAATGTGAACAGGAATAACTATGCTTTTGTCGAGAGTATAGATGTTATCAATAATATAGTTACCTATTCTGGTGAGTTGAAGAATAATACTGCTGCCTGGCAGGATAATGATACAATACGTGTTTATGGTAAAACAAAAGGGATTGCTTATATATCTGGAGAGAGTCTAACAACTACAACAGTTCCTTTATATGCAATTAGTGGAGAAGCTCTTACCCTCACAGAGTTTAAGAATGGTGATTATTTATATAATTATAACAGACATAATTATAGGGTCATCACCTCTGGTGAATCACAGGTAGTCCAAACAGAGTCTTCCTCTGATGATTGGTCTGATAATGATATTGTATACACAATTCGGTCTCAAATCAAAACGGAGCTTGCTAACCTTGATAGTGATATCCATTCTGTAAAGTATGGAGCACGTAGTAGCATAGGCACTGATGCTGTAAAGACTGAGCATATAGACTTTGGTTTTGGGAATAATCAAGTAGATGCATCAGATATCCCCATAAGTGTTGGTGGTGTTTCCGGTGAGACAGTACATGATGCTGTAAGTGAAGTACAGGCTAATCTTACTGCTCATATAAATACAGGAGAAGCAGCACACCCTGGTGGGGCAATAACTTTCTCTGATGATGGAGCAACTACATATGCTATATCTTCAAATACTGTAGAAGAGGCTATTAATGAAATAAAAGCAAGGATAGATGCTTCTGCAATAATAGATGGTTATGTTGATTATTCTACAACAAACTGGCAGTTTAAAGATGTAACGTTTGACCAGTGTGCTACTGATTTCTTTAATCTGAATGGTAGTGGTGAATGGTATTGTCGATTCCAAACAGGGGCAAATGCAGGAGAGTTAAAACAACTGCAGACATTCTCCCCCCTGAGTGGTGAATTTTCCTTTACTTCAGGTGAAGCGTACACATATACTCCGGTAGCTGGAGATAAGTTCAGGTTGTTTAAAATTGACTTCTCACGAGATGAAAAAGTCAAAGTTGGCAATAGCGGAGAGATTGATTATCTTAACCCAACTTATTTTGAACAGTCTACTGCTAATCATATTCGCCCAGTAGAGAGAATAGATGATACAAGTTCGGCTACAAATAAAACATGGTCTGCAAGTAAAATATCTGGTGAGATACAGGGTATTGTTCAGGAAGGCACAACTGCAAGCAATGTGGGGTCTGGTGGGGTAGGAGTCTATAAACAAAAAACAGGACTTGATCTTGAATTTAAAAATATAAATGCTGGGTCAACTAAAATAACAGTAACCGATGATACAGATGATAATGAAGTAGATATAGATGTTGCTGTTGCCAATCTTATAAATGACTCAGGAACAACCAGTTCAGATTTGTGGTCTGCAAGTAAAATATCTGGTGAGATATCTATCAAATCTGATAGATCATATGTAGATGACAGGTTCTCTGGTTTTGTTACTACTGATGAGAATGTTAAAGTTGGTGCTGCTGGTGAAGCAGACTATCTCAATGATTCTTATTTTGAGCAGGACGCAGGAAACCACATACGTACTATTGAAAGGGTTGACGATACTGGAATAGCTGCTGATAAATTATGGTCTTCTACTAAAATATCTGGTGAAGTATCTATCAAATCTGATAGATCATATGTGGATGACAGGTTCTCTACCTTCTCTACTACAGATGAACTTGTAAAAGTTGGTGATGCAGGAACAGCAGACTACTTAAATGACTCTTATTTTGAGCAGGATGCTGGTAATCATGTACGTCCTGTAGAGAGGATAGATGATACAGGAACTGCTTCTGATAAAACTTGGAGTTCAGATAATATATCTGGTGAAGTATCTATAAAGTCAGACAGGGCTTATGTAGATACTACATTTACAAAGGTTCCTCAGAGGTTTACATTATCAGAATGGACTGCTTCTGATGGAACTTATTATGCAGATTGTAAACACCATTTTAATAATAGACCATTATTATATACTTGCATGAGTGGTGAAAGTGTGGTAAGCCCGAATATAGAGTTCCCTGATACAGACACTTTGCGAGTTAGATGGTGGTCAAACACAGTAACTATTGAAGTTGTTTGTTTAGGATAATAGGAGATATTTATGAAAAAACTAATTTATATTATTCTTACTTTATTTGTTTTATCGGGGGTATCTAATGCAACCCCAATGTTTGATTTGCAAATAAGAGGAACACCGACAAGTCCTATTATTGAAATTGAAGAATCTGTTACAGACAGTGATACAAAGCTTGCAACCTCTGGTGCTGTGGTTGATTATGTTACCAGTATATGGGGAGCAGGGGTATATAGTTGTACCAAAACCTATTCTGATTTTGTAACTGAGGGGGCTGTTGAAGTGGTAACAGTTACCCATGCTCTTGGGACATGGTTCCCTGACCCTATAGTTTGGGACGTTACCCCTACAGGGAAGGTTATATTCCCAGATGAGTTCAAAGTAATAGATAGTAACAGCATTAGGTTAGAATTTGCTACGAACCCATCTAGCATCAGGGTAGGGGTTATATCAGGAGGAGGTACACCAAATGAGGATAAGTACCTTACCTTTACTGGTGATAGTGGATCGACTTCAGCGAGTGACCCTATTGACAGCATAGCAGTTGTCGGTGGTGAGGGGATAGATACGGCTGTTACTGCTGATACAATAACTATAACAGGAGAAAATGCCTCTGATACCAACAAGGGCATAGCATCATTCAGTAGTGATGATTTTTCTGTAACTGATGGTGCTGTAACAATAAAATCAGGAGGGGTAAGCAACACACAGCTTGAAAACAGTAGTGTTTCTCTTGGTGCAGACAGTGGTTCCGGTTCAGTTAGTTTAGGAGAAACATATGTGGTTGTTGGTGGTGAGGGGATAGATACTTCTGTAACGGGGGTGACTTTAACGGTAGCGGGGGAAGAAGCAAGCACTTCTAATAAAGGAGTAGCCAGTTTTACGGCAGATGATTTTGATGTTTCCAGCGGAGTAGTTTCTATTGAGGATACTACGGTAAGAAGTATCAGCACAGACGGAGATCCCGTTACCCCTAGTGGACATTCTTTTACTATAGAGGGTGGGAGCAATATAACAACCTCTGGTAGTGGAAGTACGGCAACCGTTACTCTTGATGCCAGTATTGATCTTACTGCTATGGAAGCTGACACCGTAACACAAAATAGTGACCAAGTTATTGACACCATCTCCATAGCAAGTGGTTCTCCTGCAAGGGGGAGTGAAGCAGGTGGGACGTATACACTTACTGTTACTCCCACCTACGGAGTCAACCTTCTCAAGAATACAGGGTGGAATGTTGCAAGTACGGCTGATGTAAGCAAGGACTATGGAAGCCAGTTCACAGCAGCAAGCATGGCAAGTATCTCTAATGGTGTGGTGGCATGTACAGAAACAAACTCCCTTACCGCAGGGTCACTTATATACTTCACCGGCTCTGCTCCCATTGGTGGGAATTATTACAAAGTAACGGCAGTAGTAAACGACACGTCTTTCACCCTTCATGACACCTCAATCACTATGGGAACCGTTACGCAAACGGCGTATCAGAAAACCCCAGGGTGGGAAGGGGGAACCGGCATTGCACCAGATGGGTGGTATAAAGATTCCTCACTTGATTTATACCGTGAACCAAATGGTACTAATACAAAAGAGGGTGAATATTTTGCACTTAAAAGTTCACCAACTAATCAAGATGATTATCTTTATTATGCTTATGATTTAAGAATTAAATGGGAGTATGTTTCAAAGTTTGCAGGGAGAACAGTTACTTTTGGATCTTGGATAAAATCATCAACAGCAGAGGATATTTGTCTGGGAATTTATTATTATGATGGTAGTCACCATTATGAAGATTCTAGTTCCCATACTGGTGGTGGTGCTTATGAATGGCTTGAAAAAACTGTAGCACTTCCATCGGATATTATATATTTTGCTGTAAGATTTCAACACCAAAATGCATCCCCCGGTGTAGCTTACATCTCCCAACCCATGCTCGTTTACGGCTCCCACATTGGAGAGGGCAACTATTGCAGGAGTGCGGATAAGGTGATTTGGTTGGATGATGAAGTGCAACTTTCAGATTTTTGGGGTGATTCGTATGATGCTGGTAACAATCTTGATTCGTTTGGTTTAGAAGCCCAAACAGAAGGTAAGATTTCTGGAGCATCGGCAGTTTATTTATCTTTTAGTGGAAAATGTACTACGCCTGCAAAAACCCTAGCCTTTGGCAATACCAGTTATCCTATTAATGTTGGTCTTTATTCACAGGTTAATGGTGTTTTAAATCGGGCATGTGGTTGGTTACGCCTAAACGATGATGATACTTTTTTGATTTATATAAATGATGCCTTTACAGATATTTATATGCCAATTGTGGGCGCACATTTAAGATAAGGAGAACAACCATGAAATATATTACCCTTTTAGTTGTCTTCATGCTTTGTTTCGCCGGTGTAACGGTTGATGGAGCAAAAGACATTGATGGCACCAAACAGTGGGTTTACATCACACTGACCGATGGTGAAGATACATACCAATATACAACTGTTCAGCCATGGAATGGTGACACAAGCGAAAAGTTAAGTGGTGCTGAGTTACAAGCCTACATCGAAAAGCGAGAAAGACGATACTTATATGGAGTTAAAAACATACAGTACAGGGGACTTGATATATCAGCCGTTAAAGACTGCACCGACAAACTGGACTGCATTGAAAAATGGATACAGGCAGGGGTAGTCAATCCCGACAACAGCACGATTGAAAAGCAGGAATGGACGGGTAAGCATCCTGTTTCAATCATGGCGGTGAAGGATATACCCGAAGACACACCCATAAGTGAGCTTACGATTGAGCAATTAAAGGAGAAACTTGGAATTGATACAATAAATACAAAGATAAGTGATTTGGAAAAATCAACGGAAGTAGTAAAATAAGGAGGTAAAAAGATATGAAACGATTGATTGTACCAATATTAATGTTCCTCACCTTTGCTCTTGTTGCTCTGTGGGGAGACCTTACATACGGGTTTTACATAGACGGCTCCCTTACTGTGGAGGACAATGCTACAGTTGCAAACTTGGCAACTGATGGTAATGTAGATGGAGTGGATGTGTCTGCATTGAAAACTGATGTGGACGGATTTTCTGACAGCTTGAAAAATCTTACTGCTCATGAGATAGGAGAGTTATGTAATATAGGAGATGTTACAACTATATCTGATGTTCAGTTTGGGTATCTCGGTGCTTTAGATCAATCACTTATTTCATCTGTATCCCCCACATTTGCAGGACTTAACCTGACTGGCAATATCGACATGGCTGATGATAAGTGGATTGGTATCAGCAATGCAGATGAACGGATTGTGTTTGATACGGCTGGCACTATCAATTTGCTTGGAGCCACGACTTCTTTTGGTGACAACAACATTACCAATGTCGGTAGCATTGCCCTTGCCACGATTGCGAGTGACGCTGACACGAGTGTGAATGTTGATCTTGGTAGTGATGCAGGGGATGATTTCACGGTGGATACGGATAAGCTGGTTGTTGAGGGGGATACTGGCAATGTTGGCATAGGTACTGTAACTCCTTTATCTTCTTTAAGCGTTGTATCAGAAGCAGAGGGAACATATCATTCAGCCATTCAGTTACTGGAAAATAGTGGTGGGGAAAGTTGGTTTATGGGAGTAAATGCAGACGGTGATTTTCAGATGATGGATTCCGGCACATCGGCTGCCCCTGATTTTTTTATTCAAGATGTAACTGGCAACGTAGGCATAGGTACTGCGAGTCCAGATAGGCTCCTATCGCTTGTCGGGACTCGTCCACAACTAGAATTGCAAACCACAGAAGCAGACGCAACAAATAAAGATTTCGGTATATCTGTTCAGAGTAGAGACACGTCAGAGGAAGATATGTCAATCCTGTTTGGGAGTACAGGAGCAGGAGCTAATCAGATACTTTATGGCGGTGGGTTTGCTGGTTTTAATGCAGCCACATTACATTCATTCTATACTGCATCTGCTATTGATACCGAGGTTGGTACTTTAGCAATGACCATAGACTCTTCTGGCAACGTTGGTATTGGTTATGACACTCCCAGTACAAAACTCTTTGTAAAAGATGACGCTGCTAGTGATTATGTATCAGCCTTTTTTAATGATGGGAATAATGCTAACAGGTATGGAATTAGAATAGATGCAGGAGCAGATGATGGAAGTGGAACAACTTACTACTTAACAGGCAGGGATGGAAGTGGAGATGTCATAGGACATTTGCAACACAGCGGAGATTTTGAAGTAGTTAATGCATCAGACGCACGGCTTAAAACAGATATAAGAGATACGGTAAAAGATGGTTTAGAGATCATTAATGCAATAAAGGTAAGAGATTATAATAAACTAAATGCTGATAACATGACAGGGTTTGTCGCACAGGAATTACAGGAAGTGTTCCCAGAAGCTGTATCGGTTCTTGCTCCTGTAAAACCACTTACAATAACAGAAACTTTACAAGGGAAAGAGCAAGAAGAACCATTATTAGGGATAGCAAAAACTCGACTCATTGCTCCACTTGTTAAAGCAGTTCAACAGTTATCAGACAAAGTTGATCAACTTCAAGCCGACAAAACAGCCTTGCTAAATCAGAACCTAACTCAGCAACAGCAGATAAATGATCTGATAACAAGAGTTACTGCACTTGAGAAAGCACAACCAAAGGAGCCAACTCCATGACCAGTTTTCAAAAGCTACTCTTACAGATATTCTTCAAAGGGCAGAGGATATTCACTCTCCCTCCTCCCATAACAGATGGGATTATAAAAGGTGTATTCACATTAAGGGAACAGTTTGAGAACTTCTTTGACTATTGGAATGTGCCTGTATTTGATAACTGGGGAAGGATAAAGGATAGAGAGTACAAGGTCTATACTATCGAACAGGTTCAGTGGGTATATGATCAAACAAAAGATCAAAAGAGAAACCCTGATCCCAATGAATTCTTTGACTCTGACTGTGATGATATTTCCATAGATCGTATGTGGGCTATTGGAGGAACATTGTCAAGATGCCCTATTATTCCGGTAACAGGGGATTTCAAGTTGCCTTCTGGTGAGATAAAATCTCATGAATTTGTGATAGTGCTTTGCTCTGATGGAGTTTGGGTTCCAGAAGAGGACATCAGAGACGATTACTATGCTATAACAATATCAAGGAGTATATAGTAGTAGAAGTATATATAAACAGAATTTTATAAAGAGGGAATAATCTAATGGCACATTGCCCAGATCACAGCGACATAACCAGATGTGTTACAAAAAACAAGGTTGAAATAGAAGAATTAAAAAGAGACAGGACTTGTTCAGAGGGGGAGCACACCAGAATGTGGGATGCTATTGATAAAAGAGCAAAGAGACAGGGAGTAGACTCTGGTTTTATAGAAGTGAGGAGTGAATTAAAAAAGAAAATGAGCTATACTGTATTCTCACTTGCTATGATATTTATAGTCGGGTTCTTAGGATGGACTGGAGTAAAACTAGTAGAAGTTGGTACTATGGCTAGTGTAACAGCACAGGCACTACAACACGTATCTAAGCAATGTTCTGATTTAAGGTTTGATACAACCCAGAGCCAAAAAGATATAGTTAATGGTCTTAGAGAATTACAGCGTGGGCTTTCTCAACATAAAGATAAGCCCATATCAAAAGCACATCTCCCCGATGGAGATGGACAATAACAATCAACATAGGAGGAAATTGTTATGGCGAAACTAAATATCAGTTCAATGGGTAAGGCTTTCGATGGAGCAATGGGGCTTGTTGCGTTTTTCAAAAGCATCCCAAAATCCTGTAAGGATGATGTTGTAGATGGTGTCCTTGATTTTATCGAAGCCAAAGCTACAGTAAAGGAGAGTTATTTCACTCTTACTATATGCAACATAGTAAGACAGGTTGTCAATGTCCCAGATGAGGAGGATGAGACAGACCAGACTCAGCCAAAGTAAGGAGGATTTATGTGGAGTATAATAAGTGTTATTCTGCAGCTTGGTAGTCTGTTATTGTCTAGGTATTTTAAATACAAAGACAAAAAAGAAAAGGTGGAGCATCGTGAAAAGATCAAGGGTTTCAAGAACGCTCTTAAAGATGGTGATTCTGATACTGTCAATAACATGCTTAATGATCTCATGCGTAAGCGTTAAGCCTCCTGTTAGTATGTCAACATATGGAGACAATGCTACAGGAGTCTATAAAACAAAGAATGGGGATTGGTGTGCTGATCCTGCTGTTTGGTTTGAGATGTACAAACAGAGGATGGAGTGTGAAGCAGAGCTTGACAGATTAAGGAATGACACACAGTAATGTTTTTATTGATGTAGGGGTATTTAAAGCTATTTCCTGGGGGAACATACCTATGTCTGGGATATATCAGTTTGGAAATGATAAGAAGATAACTATTGATATTATACGACTTGAAGAATGGAAAAAAGGAACTATAGGAACAATGCTTGTAAACGGAGAATCATTCTGTACTACATTAGAGCTACCCTGGTTAAATAATAAAAGGAATGTGTCATGTATCCCAACAGGAACATACGAATGTTATAGAGTCTATTCAGAACTGGTATATAAGATAAGTAAAGGAAAACATAAAGAGACATTTGAAATAGGTGATGTGCCAAACAGAACATACTGCAGATTTCATGCAGGGAATACACCAAAAGATACAGGCGGGTGTGTTCTCCTTGGGCAATACCCAGGTAAATTAAAGGAGGGGGAAAGAGCCATACTAAATAGTGGGAACACCTTCTCTCGTTTTATGGAGAGATTGGAAATGTATGACTCTTTCCTGCTGAGGGTTATGTTAATTAGATTATAATCATTTGCTTCCTTTCTTACCTCCGGTTTTGCTACCAGTACCTTTCCCAGTAGCTCTGCCTTTACCTCCTCCACGCCCATCTCTTGGACCTCCTGAGTTTTTAGGTGGACCAGTTTTGTCTCTTTTAGGCATCTTACTTCACCTCCTCTTAAATATTACGTGGTTTTAGTACTTTTGGTCATGTTATGAACCCCAAAAACCGATGTACTGTGCTTAACCTCTTTTCAGAAATGGCACAGTATTCTTGCTCTTTTTCTATCAAGATAAAGCTTCTGCCAAGGTTTTT